GATTGGTTGTCATAATATTTCCGTCTAAAGTTTTTAAATACGTTTTAAATTGACCTAAATAGTTTAACTTTTCTATAAACTTAGATTTAAGATTGGTAAGAATATTTATTAGCTCTACAATCATAACTATTCTTGTATCTTGAGCTAAAGACAGATAGGAATCAAATTTTTGTTGAGTGTCTATTTTTCCTTTTTCTGTTTTTTTAGAATCTATTTCTTTTTGTACTCTATTATTTAGCCAAGAATTAAATCCATTATAGAATTCTTTTGGATCAACAACTTGAGTTCCTTGACGTACAAGAGTATTCTGATAAGTGCTAAATAACATAGTAAAGTTTTCATTTTGTATAATATCTTCAATATCTAATGAACTAATAATCTCTTCACAAACTGATAATTGCTCATTGATGTAGTTGGATTCTTCCAAAGAGAATTTAACTTTTCCAGAAAGAGATGGTATGTAAGGATCTGTCATAAACACACCAGGCGTGGGATTTAATTCAGATACTTTAGCGTTATAGTTTGCTTTAGCATTATCAATAGTTCCAGTATATCGCGTATGAAATGCAATGCCAATATCAGAATTAGCTATATCACCTGCTAGTGCAGAGTCTAGTGGAACAGCGTATATAATGGTGTTGGGCTGAAAAGTCAAGCACTCTTCTCCGCCAATCATCTCAGTGCTTAATGATTCACTATCATAAAGAAAATCACCCTGCCAAACTTCACCCTCAGGTATACCCATATTAGGAATTGATAGCAAAAGTTTTTGCATTTTTCTAACAAGATCTGGAGCGTGGCCATAAAGAACTTGACAATCTTCAGGAGTTCTGGCATACTTGGGATTTTTAGCAAATAGGCCTTTGGTAGCAACTCCAGGACCCTCAAGACCTGGAAAACTCATAAAACACATGGCAGCTGGAGCACCGTCAATTTTTACAGATTTTGTAATACTAGATTGATTCTCTGATTGCAAATCAGAGAATATATTTTTTAGAGTTTCCAATAACCAATTTACACCAAACTTTCCACCCAAATGAACCAAATCTTCAGCATGAGTACTATGAAGGTTTGTACCTTTTCCAAATGCTTCTTGAATAAATTGCTTAGCATAAATCGTCATTTAAATACCTCAACATAGTTAAGTAATTAGTTCAAGACTCATGTATCCTATTACGAACTTCTAGCATAAAAATCTCAAAAAGCATTTCTTCTTGTTCAGAAAAGAATGTCTTTATAAATCTAGGTATAGAGAAACGACTCTTAGGACGTCTCATCCAGAGTAGCAAACCAATCTTAAACAAAATTTGAAGACGATAAGGCAGCTCAGTCTTCATCTCATTAAACACTGACATTATAGTTTGAATAATTTCATTAAGATCATTTGTGGAATTCTTTTCATAGTCTGAAGAGCTAATTGAGGTAAACTTTAGCTTTTCTTGTATATCAATAAGCTCCATTTCATTATCATATGAAATCATGGTATTTAAGCTTACAATTCTATCAAGCTTTCTTTGCTTGCTGCCGTAAAGTTGTTCAAGTATAGGATACTTAATCCAGCCAGCAAAAGACATCTCTACTTTAAACTCTGGATCTTTATCATATCTATCAAAGACTTTAAGTGTAGAATCATAAGCAATCTCCATGACTCTGGATGGTGCAAGATATACTTTGCCCTTATTTATTTTAAGGGCAAGAGATCTGGCATAAGCTGTCATGGTTGAAAAAAAAGGATGTAATTTCTCTTGAGTACGACCACTCTCAATCCACTCATTTTGAAGACGTATTAGCTCTTTTTCTGTGGGCGGTTTTTCGGTGGTGTATTCATTAGAAATGTTCATTTATACCAACTTTGCAAATACAATATTGTCTGTTCCATTCTTTACAAGAATGCCTATCTTCTTTTCTTCCACATAGAATTCAAATTCACCTTGAAGCTTTGAAACAAAGTTCTTGATTGAGTCTGAGTCAATCACAAACTTGGTCCAGGCAGATCCGGGATTTAGTGGACCAACCTTTCTAGAGATATTAGTTACAGACGGTACAGAATATTCAACCTCAAGTTCACCGTCTTTATTTACAAAAGTTAGCGGCTTCCAGGAGTTGCCCACAAAGAATCCAGAAAAGAATGCTACCAGTTCATCAAGAGCCTCTTTTGAAAGAGAGAAAGAATGATGAGTTGGGCAAATAGATTTAAGATCATCTTCTGTAGGAAGAGAAACCTCAGCCTGAGCATTACTAATAAAAAGCTCCATAGAGTTGTCTGAGATCACAAAAGAGTCAGAGGTCTTGGGCTTCTTCTTTAAGAGAACCTGAGTAAGATCATTCTTATTAAACTTAAAGAAGTTTGTAAGAACTGAGAAGATATTCTTATGAAGAATCAATCCATCATCACAAATTCCCACATTAGACTTGGTAACAAGATCTTTTGTGTAAATTTGAGATCTATCTGAGTACATAACCTTATTGTCAAATATAGATCCTGCATTGTTCTTGGAAAGAGCAATGAGAGAATTTGTCATGGCCATACCAGCAATAACATTCTCAGACAATGAGATATTTTCAGAGTAGTCTGAAACCTTAAACACATTTACAATGTCCATGGTGGGATCTTTTTCTTCAATCTTGGAACACAGTAAGTCCACAATAGCCACATCTGTGGTAACTTTCATGGTAGAATCAGTGACCTCAATTACCAGGTCACCATTTGAATTTTGAACTAGATGAAGAAACTTTTCATAGTCAACTTCATAATTTGCATCTTCATCACAGGATAGTGATCCTAAGCTGGCTTTTGCAAACAATCCATTGCTGATATAATATAAGGAAGAATCACCAGATTTCTTGAAGAGAAATACAATCTTCTTTCGGTCCAAATTGACACCGTTGATAACTGACACATAACGGTTGATTGAAATCACACTATCCAAAAAAGTCTGATTTAAAGTAGCTTTCATTTATATAGAGTCTCCTATTGTAGATACATATAACCAAGGGTTTCTAAGTTTCCATAAAGATTTTTCTTATAGAATGATAAGCCTTCATGGAGACGCTGTCTCCTAAGAGAATAGATATTATATTATTACTATTATAGATATTATATAGCTGCCATTTTATGGCAGACTGTAGACTGCTTAATAATGGCAGTCTGGTGTAAAATTCTTTTTTACATAGTGCAAACACGTATTATATTACTTTGGTAGAGGTACATATGCACAACAAGATGCCAGAGAGATGGGCATTAGGTTTTAGACAGGCCAGAACATCCTCAAACAGCTCCAACGCGCGAATGGTATCCAAAAGAATGGGAGCTGTTCTAATTAATGGCAAAAATGTTGTAAGCAAAGGTTACAATACTTTCTCAAAAACTCATCCAGAGTATCAAGACATTGATGAAGAGGGAGAAGACTTCTTGCGTAATAGCCATGCAGAGCTCATGGCATTGGTACGTAGAAAGCATCATGACATTAACAATCTTACAATGTATGTTTATCGTGAACTTGATGACGGCACTCCATCTTTCTCTCGTCCCTGTCACATATGCATGAAACTTATTAAAGAGTTTGGTGTTAAGCGTGTACGATTTATTGATGAAATAGGAAATTTTGTAGAAGAAAAACTATAAAAGTTTTTTACAATTCACCGCCGCTGCATTATATTAGACCTACAAGGAGAATACATGGACTATTCTAAGATGACTGATCGCAGCTTAACTACACTTGCAAAGCAAGGAAATGATGAGGCAACTCATCAACTATACTTTCGTTATAAGAATTTTGTTTATAATCACTGGTCAAAGCTTCGGTTGAATCTTGAAAAGATTAACAATAAGACTTACACTAACAATCTGGCAAATCTCAAAACAGATTTTGAGAATGATTCATATGTTGCATTTATGGATGCTCTTAACTATACAAATATGGAAAAAGTTGAGAATGATAAGTGGAAGTTTCTAGGTCCTTATGGTTTCTACTTGTCTAACCTACGCCGCACTTATCGTCGTAAAGCTCTCAAAGGAAATAAAGAAATGAGCCCAATCATGTCTTTTGGCGAAGAAGAATCTAATATGCTAGACTCTGTAAAATATGCTCATATTTCTGCAGAAGATGAATTCATTAGAAATGATGATGAGCATAAAGCTGAACTTTTTATTAAAGATCTACAAAAGCACTTGAATAGTGAAGAATTCAAGATCTCTACGCTTAAGAAGCGCGGTTTATCTATCTCTGAAATCAAAAAAGAAATGGGAATTACCACTAATGTTTATTACAAGATCACCAATAACATTAGAGCAAAAGTTTCATCTTATATGAATTCTTAATGTAAGAACCAGCCAGCAGCAAAGCCTATTATCAAAGCCACTGGAACTCCCCAGAGAAGTAAATTTCTTTGGAGTTCAAGGCTTTGTGATATAGTTTTCAAACTGTTGATTGAGGTTTCCAAATTGCTGTAATTGGTTTTCAAAACTGCTATTTGATCCTTGGAGTCTTGTAATTCCTTCGTTAATTGCACCAAGGTTTCCTTTGAGGTCTTCAACTGATCTACTAATAATTCCAATTGACTTTGCAGAGTCTTGGACAGATCGCTTAATTCCTGATTGGACTGTTGCAATATTGTCAACTGTGCTTGCAATTGCAGATAATTGCCCTGTGAGGCTGATAACGCTGTCTGAAGTTCTATTAAGCGCGTCTTGTAGTCCACTAATATTTTGTCTAACTGTAGCTTGATCGTCTTGTAACTGTTTAATAATTGTGGTAAGCTTACTGTCACTGGTTCCAGTGAGGGTGTTGTAGATGACGTCTCCTGTGTAAACAGTGAAGGAGATAGCAAACAGACCAGCAAGAGCAATAAGAACAGTTTTGATGCTTGGCTTAAATCCAAAAAAAGTAAAGCTTTTTTTCTTATCATTTTCCACACCAGTTTCCTCACATATAGAAGCCAATTACTAATTAGTAAACAATAAGAAAGCTATTTTATTGTTATATTTTGCTTTGGAGATTTACTAATGGCTACTGCATATGCTAAGATTTTAGGATCTGACAATATAAAAATTGAGGCTGGTACAACTTTAACCTCTGTTGCTGCGGGAGATAAAATAATATTTCCTGCAGGCTATTTCATTGATAAGATTGTAATTCATAGAACAGGTGGATTAGCCTCAGATACCATAGTAGTAACCGGTCTTATTACTTCTGCTACATTAAGTAGTGAATATATGGTTTATAGCAGAAGCGATTTAATTGTTCCCACTACAAGTGGGATATATACTGACACTTCTTCTTGTACTATTGGAACACTTTCTGGAAGTGGAACTTACAAGATTATTTTTTATCTTACAAAGCTTTAAGGGATAAGTTTAAAGCACATTTTTATTTTTTAAAATGAAGAATTTTATTATTGGTTTTGCTATTTTATTTGGCGCTATTATTTTTTTATTTGGAGCTACAACCCAGTCTATCACAAAAGAACAGCACGTTGACCTAAGAAAAGCAGACATTTCAGTTATAAGAGGTGTTGTAAATAACTCTTTAAAAGAGACTCAATACCTATATAAGAGTTCTTACACTGCCATGATTTTTGAAAAAGCAAAAGAATACAACGTTCCTGTTCATCTTGCTCTTGCTCTTATTGACACAGAGTCTGGTTTTGATCCACAAGCAACCAACATTAATAAAAATGGAACAATAGATGTAGGGTTAATGCAACTGAATAGCTCAACATTTCATACTCACACAAGAAAACAATTATTTAATCCAGAGACAAATGTATCCTTAGGGCTAAGATATTTACGAGATATGTATGATCGCTTGGGATCTTGGGAAGACGCCATTATGGCTTATAATGCTGGGCCCTATCGTGTAGAACAGGGCGCAGCACCAGACAGAACAATTGCTTACATGTATAAAATCATGCAAGAAGAACGAGATTTAAATTCTGCGTTCTTGGGCATATGAAAGAGAGTGACTTAAATAAAGTAATAGGTGATAGTCTTGATTGGTATTATAAGATAAGCGATTTGGATGCGTCTTTAGGAGTAGCCGCTGCAAAAAAACCGTTTGATGGATTTGGAGCTTCCAAAGGATTTCCTGTTTATTGGGAAGGAAAGTATTTACATAAAGTAGAGGCATTTAACTTTGCTGATCTTAAGCAGCATCAGATTGATAATCTTATAGCTTTAAAAAAAGAAATACCTTATGCAAAATGCTTATTCATAATAGGAATTCAATGGGCGCCAAGAGAGCTAAGAGCATATGTATTTGAAAATCTGCAAGAGATTGAAAAAAGAAAAGAAGAAAAGCGATCTATTTACGCAGAAGAGTTTCGTAAACTAGATAACTACGTAGTAAAAAAAGATGGTATATTCCCGTTTGATTTCTAGGAGGAACAAAACATGGTATTTTATGATTTTCATTGCGAGACCTGCAACACGGTAATAGAAAAAGAGTTTGATAATTTTGCTGCTTACGAAATTTTAATTGAGAAAAAAGAAATCGTTTGTGAAGTGTGCAATGATGCACTTAAAAGAAGTTATGGCACGTCTAGTATTCATATTCCTGAATACATGAGAGCAGGTACTGAAGATAACGCCTCTCAAGACTATGCTAAACATATTATGCACAAAGCAAAACGGCCTAGTGGCAAAGAAAAAATTTACTATTAATCACTTATCTAATTTTATTACTAAATAACTATGAGTGATATAAATGATGGACAATTACAGTCAAAAATAGCTCGAAGAGGATTCTGGAAATCGGTTGCAGCACTTGTTGGTGGCTTTATACCCGGTGATAAAAAATCCAATTCGACCATAAGATCTAAGAATACCAATATTGAATTTGTAAAGATGCGAGAACCCAATAAGTTTGAAGATCTTTTAAATCAAAGTAATATCTTACGTGGAAATGGTTCTGAGAGACTTGAAAAGCTTTTTGATGCTTACCTAAGTGATGTTACTGACCTGAGTTATCAGGACAGAATGAAGCTGGTTTCAGAGATTGATTTCATGGCTCAAACAGATCCGTTTATCTCCAGATACCTAAATCTTCAAGCTGATGAAGCCACGCAATTGGACGTTCAAGACAATATTATTTCAGTTGAAGCGCCAGACACTCGTCTTACAAATCGTATTTATTCATTATTTAGACAATGGGGACTTACTCAAAATAGAATAAGATCCACTATTTTCTCTATTGCCAAATATGGCGATGCTTTCTGGGGCCAAAAAGTTTCAGAAAAAGGCGTGGAAAAGATTTTTCCACTATCAGTAAAACAAATCTTATCGCGTCTTGAATTTAATCCAGTTAATGTAATGAGCTCTCTTAATGAGCTAAGGGGATACTCCAATCTCTTAGCCAAAGATGCTCAAATTCAAATGATGATTGCCAATCTTCAAGGAGAAGAGGGAGATGGAAGTAATGTTACTGACATCTTTGACACCAAGCTTTTTGGTTTCACTCTTTATGAAGATCTGGTTGTTCCGCCTTGGGAGATTACTCACTTCAGAATTAATGCTGAAGGATCTGAAATGTTTCCTTATGGCCGCACAGATCTAATAGATTGTTTAATTCCTTTTAAACTATCTCAGTCCACTCAAACCTTACAAGCTCTTGCCAGAACCATGAGCTTTCCAGTGCACGTTTATAGTATAAAGACCACTCCAGGTATGGATGAAGTATCACAGTTTCAGGTGGTTGAAAAAGTACGACAAGAGTATGAGAATGTTGGTGTAACACCTGCTTCAGGTCAATCAGAAGTGTACTCTGTTAATACCAAGATGTGGATTCCTGAAGGTCTCGTTGATTTGGATATTCACAAGCCAGAGGTTGACATTGACTTTGTTGAAGACCTTGAGATGTATTTTGATCGTGTTCTTATTGCAACCGGTATGCCAAAAGGTTATGTTGATCAAGAGTTTGGTGGATTTGGAAACAGCGCCATCTCTCTTATGGAGCAATATAAACCATTTGCCAGAAAGATTTACACACTTCAATCCTCATTTTTGGATGGACTTGAATCTCTGGTTCGTCTTCATTTTGCTCTTACTGGCGAGTTTGACTACAAGACTCCATTCACTCTTTCAATGCGTTTTCCTGCAGAAGAGATGTCTGATGATAGAACAAATATACGTAACAATTCATTGGACTTGGTTTCAGGAATTATTGATGCTCTTAAACTTGCTCTTGGAACCTCTGAGGAAGAAGAGCTGCCTCCTGCAGTTATTAAAGATATTTTAAGTAAATATAGTTTCCTATCTCCAGAAGATATTGCAAAATGGACAAATGATGCCAACATTTATTGGACTTCAGCTATTGGAAAAATGAAATCTGGAGATGGTGAAGAAAGTGGTGGTTCAGATCTTGGTGCAGATTTAGGTGGCGGTGGCGGTGGCGGTGGAACCACACCTCCAGAAGAAGAAACTGAAACACCAGAAGAAGAGACTCCTGCTCCAGACGTTGAAAATGATTTTGATTTTGGTGAAGGATTACAAAGTAAATCACGAGCCAATGTCCTTAGAGAGCTACACGCCAAACGATTTAAAGAATTAAGCAAGCGTTATAATGAGACCAAGAGTCAGATATATATTAATTCTTTGGTGGAAAATAACATCATGGAGTTCACAAAAAACAAGAAACATGTTAAGCTAATGAATTATGTGGAAAATTCCTCTTCACATTTCCTTGAAGTACTTGCAAGCAGCAAGGGTACTCAGCTTGGCTCTAGAAGAATTAAAGAAACAAAAACCACACTAACAGATCATATTAATCAATCAAGAAAAGAATTTAATGACGGAAAAGAAGACTTGCTATCAGAAGTGATGAAAAGTAAAGAAATTGATTAATCTATTACTAATTAATAGTTAAAGGATATAGAGAATGATCAAGCTAGTAGAAAGTTTTAGTATGACCACCGATCTTCAAAAACAGATTAGAAAAGTTGAAGATCCAGCATTACGTGAATCTCTTTTAAATCATTATAATGGTAATAAGTTGACTGAGGGCGCTTCATTAACCGAGGGTGTAACTCTTTGGGAAATGCCTGTTTCACGTTATGATACAACAAATGCTAATGGAAGAATTTATGAGAAAGCTCTTTGGGAGAGAGTTATTTCCGAACAAAGACATATTTGGGAAGGGGGACTGGGCCTCGCAGACCACCCAAGTAACGATAGTGATGGCAACTTTAAAGAAGCGGCTGTTGTGTGGCTAGACCTCAAACTTGATGAAAATCAAGTGGTTTGGGGTACATGCGCATTCGTAGGAAATTATGGTACTCTTGCCGAGGACATTATCCGCAAGGGTGGGAGAGTAGGATTCTCTTCATCAGGTCTTGGTGACCTGCTTGAGGGTGGACGAGTTGACCCAAAAACCTATCTCATTGAAAGAATTGCAGACATTGTGCTTAATCCTTCACAAAACGTGTTTGGTACAGCAAGTAATAAGCGGGAATCGGTAAGTTCAAATACTGGCCGTCAACAGACAGAGTCTGTTGAAACAAACCTTCCAGATAAGGGGAACATCAGAATGTCAGAGAGCGTAACCATCTCTAAGTTAGAAGAAAAGCGTTTTAGAAAGGACATTGAAACTTTCCTAAATGACGCTGAAAAGATCTCAGATCCACAAAAGAAGCTTGCCGAAATGGAAGATCTTCTTTCCATGTTTAATAATGGAGCAGCTCCTGAACTAAGAGAGGCTGTAGAGAAGAAAATTGAAGGTCAGAAAGCCAAGATTTCTTCAATGCTCTCAGAAGCTGGACAAGTAGAAAAAGACTTTGGAGTTGAAAATACTCAAAAGCTCAAAGAAGGAGTTTCTCTCCTGGCCGCTGAAGTTCAAGTTGCTGCTCAAGAAGCCAAAGATTGGGAAAAGATTGCCAATGTGCTCTCAGAGTCACTTAAGAAAGCCAAGGCCAAGCTTGCAACCACTCCTTCAGCCAATTACGCTGCCTCACTAGCCGACAAGATTCAATATCTTCAAGGCGCTCTTAAAGAACGAGACAAGCAAGTTTCCACTCTTAAAGAAAGATCACACAAGATTCTTTCAAATGGCGCTTCAAAGCTAACTGAAGCCTCAGAACAACATGATAGCATTTCCACTCAGCTTGAAGAAGCCAATGCGCATGTTACCAGACTAGAGAAGAGAAACAAGATTCTTTCAGACATGGTTGTTTCACGTAATGCCGCAATTAAAGAAATGAAAGCTATGTTTAACAAGAAGATTGATGAAGTAAAAGTTGAGAAGAAAGCTCCACTGGTTCCTACCGCCAAGGAAAGACTTGGTGAGATCTTGAACATTAATGAGAAATCAGACGTTGAATCCTATTGGACTGACCTAATTTCACGTCACGGCAGCTCAATTCTTCCTTACAAAGAAAGAATTCTTCGTTGCAGAACCATGAAAGAAGCTCAAGGCGTATATCTTAAGGTTCTTCCTTCACTCAATGAGGGCGCTGACTACTATGCCAGCCTAGGTGTTCCTGGTGGATCTGGCATTGGTATTAATGAAAGAGCTGCTCTACAAGAGAGCGTTGGTTTCGTAAAAGACATCAGTCCTGTTCTTTCAAGATTTCAAGAGCAAATTGATGTTGAAGCAAGCGACCGTTCATGGTCTTCAAAGCACAAGAAGTAATAGGAAAAAAACTAATGAAAATTACATCAAAAGATATTCTAGAAGCAGTTATTAACAAGACAATCTCTATTCAAGAGGCAAAGTTTCTTCTTGAATCCGGTGGTGTAGAAGTAAGATCCAAAAGTATTCTTTCAAAACATGGTGTCAAGCGAACATCCCAAGTTACAGAAAACTACAACGATCAATGGATGTCTGACGATAACTTTGCTCAAGAACCTGAAGACGATATGGATATGACCGTTGACCATGTTCGTAAACTAGTAACTGATAAGCTTGTAGATGAAGAAGGCTGGAGACATGAAGATGTTGAAGGCGTCTTAGATCAAATAGCTGATAGAGATTATATTCGACAAAGATTAGAAGGTGGAGAAGACGCTGTATCTTTAGCTAGAGAGTTTTTTGACAAGACAATCTCTATTCAAGAGGCAAAGCTTGGTAAATCAAAAATTACAATGAATGATATTAATCATGCATATGAATCAAAAATTATTACTTCTAAAGAAGCGCAACTTCTAGTAGAAGAATACGGTCAAAAAGATGGAATGTGTCCTGATTGTGGTTGCAAGCTAGAAGCGGATGGACACTGCGCAATGTGTGATAAACAATACTAAATATACTAATTAATTAAACAGAGAATGGAGACAGGTCGTTGGCCAGTCTCTTTATCTATTATACAATATGAATAAGTTGGGATGTTATATACCCGAAAAAGATCGATCTATATATCGAACAAAACAAGAATTTTTTAAGAAATTCGTTTATATACGAAAAACGTTAAGAAAAAAGAATATAGATTTTATTTCGGAGAAAAATAATGTCCCTAACCGCAACAATGCAGCGCAACGCTGCTGGTCCTGCTGTTGATAAGGCCTATCTCAATGAGAGATCCTATCGCGCAGACCGTCTTGTCGAGAAGTGGTCACGTATTCCTGAAGTTGGTGTAGGCCTCAAGAACCTTGACGAAGGCACCGCTCGCAATACCGCCATTTACTTGGAAAATCAGACTCGTATCATGAGTCGTTTGACTGAAGCTCAGCTTTCAAGCTCATTTCAAGGCTTTTCACCTGAAAACATGCTACGCCTAATTCGCTTGGTTTATACCAACGTAATTCGTCCCAAGCTATTTACCGAGTTTGCTATGGAGACGACCAAGGATAGCATCAAGTACATTCGCCCAGTTTACACCACTTCAACTGGTGGAACCGCTATCGATCGTACTTTTGGTGATTACAACCTCAACGGTACTCAGAAGCCCCAGAGCAGCGATTACCGCAAGGCCATGTATGAAACCTCAGAAAGCCGCTATGCCTCAGAGGTAGCCAATGCTCAGGTTATTGGTCGAACTGGTGGTGGTTACTACTTCAACTTTGGCGCTTTTACCGTTGATGCCAACGGCGCGGCTACTGCCACTGCCAATGGTGCATTTGCTCTTGGTTATATTGACGGTTATGCCGCAGTATTCGGAGTTGGTGGTGAACAAGATCCACTAGCCGTTCAGGACAAGATGACCAAGGCCTGGTTTGTAATTCCCGGAGCTGGCGTTACTGTAACTCAAGACAGTCCTACCCTATTCCATGTAACTGGTTATAGCGGTGGTACTCCTCTTGCTTATGGTCGCTACGACTCAGAAAGAGACCTCACTGGTACCAACCTTGGCGAAGTTGAACTCGTCATGGACGACTACCAATTCAATCCTCGTCCTTGGACACTTGGCGTGACCATGACTCAACTCACTCAGATCACCTTGGATACGTCCTTTGGTGTTTCTGGCGAAGAGTTGCTTCTTGACTACGCTGGCCAGGAAATTCGCCGTTCACTTGACTACTCTGCTGTTAAGGATGCTTACATTGCCGCTCTTGGTAATGGCACTGCCTATTACACTGAGTTTGATGCTGAAGCTGGCGCTGGTACCAATGACTCATACGGACACACTGCTCAGCTTGTTGGACAGGCCATCGAGAGAATCGGTGACAACATGTACAATGACATCAAACGTGGTGGCGTAACTCGTATCGTTGGTGGACCCAAGGCTGTTTCTTACCTCCGCCTCAACACTGGCTTCACCACCAAGGGTGCCCAGGAAAGAAACGGTGGTTACCAGGTTGGTGAACTTCAAGGAATTCCTCTATTCAAGGTTCCCTCTGATGTTATTCCTAACGACGAACTAGTAACTGTGTTCAAGAATCCCGAGAACGAGGCTGACGTAGGCATTGCTTACGGTGTATTGGTACCTTTCGTATCAACTGGCCTCATTCAACGTAAGAACTTCTACGCAGAAGCTGGGCTTGCGACCTACCAAGACAAAGCTGTTCTTAATAGCAAGTACTTTGGTCGTATCAAGATCACTTCAATCCGCTAATCAGATTTATGATTGCAAAAAAGGAGAGCTTCGGCTCTCCTTTTTTTATGTATATGAAATTTTGTCAAAGTAATTTTAATTTAAGTTCATACAAAATTAAATTATGACCAATCCTTCTATGAATATGCTTAGATTGATAATTTTACACTAACTAGGTATGAATCAACAAGATAAAACCAGATATCGCGCTTCACCCAAGTGGAAAGAGACAAGACGGCTAATTCTTATTGAATATGATTACACCTGCTACATCTGCCAGATCTCCAAGAGAGCTTCACAATCACGATACCTGCAAGTACATCACACTGTGCCAGCTTCATATGGTGATGAGCATCTTAGTGAGCTTGTGCTGCTCTGCAGCAGCTGTCATAAACATTTACTAGAGCGCATACTACGACGTAAAGAATTTGATATGCCAGGTTTTTTAAGGCGATTGGAAGAGATATATAATAGAACTAAAGATAGCAAAATCAAGATAAAGTCTTAAACGCTACTAATTACCATATCTATTATCTAGGAGATTATATATGCCCAGTACCGGGAGTATTTCAAAAGAAATTAAATTGGATTTAAGCCCAGAAGCACTACAAAACGGAAACATTTTGCCAGGTTTTCTTACTCCTCAACAAGTAATGACCTTAGGAGCTAATGCTGAAAAAGATGCAGATCCTAAAGTCAAAGGTTTAGCTAATCAAATAGCTCAAACAGTTCAAGAATCATTAAAACAAAGCAATAAGCTTTTAAAAAGTCTTTTAAAAGAAGGTAAGGTTCCTAAGAAAGAATCCTACATGATTCTTAAAGAGTATGCTATTCTCTATGAAGAGCTAAATCTTTTTATTGAAGGTGAAGGTTTTGATAACTTTTCCAATGGAGTTAAACAAGCAGCTGGTAAAGCGTATGCTGGAGCAGGTGCTGCATTAACAGCAGCTCAAAGAGGTATTGGTAAAGGAGTAGGCAAAGTAGCACAATTTGGATCTGATCATCCAGTGTTATCAAAAGTTCTAATGGCTGCTGCGGCAATTGGATTAGCTGCCGCTTTTGGTGGTAATCAGGCCGGAGCTTCTGAATTACTGGGAACGGTTACTCAACAGGCAACAGCTAATGGAGTATCTGGCACTGAAATTCATAGGATGTTTGCAACCGATGGGTCTGATATTCTTAGAATTCTTGTTGGTTATATGGGAGATCCTAGTCTACCAACCAATCCAAAATTGCACAATGCTCTTGGAAAAGTTATTCAAGACTATATTCAGGGTCATAGCCTTATAGTTCCAGTTCCTAGCGGTAACGAATTTCTTCCTATACCAAGTGATATACTTACTAATCCTAATTCTCTTAGAAAAGCAATTGATAATATAGAAAAATTCACAAGTTCAATTCCTGCGGGTGGTGGACATCTATCACTAATCAGTGTAGATAACCCAATTCCTTTTACTCCTGACGCGCTTGATGGCGTTGCTAGACAAGCAAGTGTAAATGTAGTAAAAAGTGTTGGTGATGTAAACATTCTTAAGTAATAATAATTAAATAAAAAAGGAGCCTCGCGGCTCCTTTTTTATTGCAAATATAAACTACTTTACAAGCGGTATAAGCTGCTTCTTTTGAGCAAGTAGGATATCAGCAGGTAAGCTAAAAAATCCCAGCTTATTGGTATATTTACCAGCGCTGTTCCTCCAGAATAAAAGATTAGTATGGCGAATATTAATTTAATGTTAAATCTGAATTTAAAATTAGTTAAACGCCTCTGGTTTCTTTATTTAAAAGATGAGTAAGCTTATCAGCGTACTTGTGGAGGTCATGATCTTCAATGGTCTTAAAAGGATGCTTATTAAACATTGAATAAACCAAAACTGAAAGACCTTCAACCCAACGATCCCAAGAGTTCATCTTGGAGATTTCACCGTGACTATCAATCCACTGAAGATCTCCAGCATGATTATAACCAAAGTTAGCTGGTGGAACATGTGGAACAATATCATTAAGATTTACATAACGTAGATAAGGAACATTAATGGCATTTAAAAATGCTGTAT